GTATACCTCTCGTTCCCAAGGTAGCATTGCCTCCAATTCGGCAAGGGAATACCCGTGGTGCTGCATGAGGTTGAAGTTCATTTGGTAATACGCCCCCAAGTCGTTATGACAGAGGGCTACTGAAAAAAATCAGATACGCTATTCATTTCTACGGTTACTATTTGTTTGCAATTGGGGCAGTTGTACTTCATCAGATACTTTAGTTCGGGAACGCTCTGTATGAACTCCAACATTTTAGCAAACTGATCTGGCAGCATATTGTCCACAAAATCGGATAGAGTCTGCGGGTTGATGTCCTGTACTTGGTACACCTGTTCGTTTAGAATAACCGATTCAATGCACCGCTTGGCTAGTTCAAATGCAATTTCCACTTCAGTTTTGTCGTAGTCAAAGTCGTGGATGGATGGATACCGCATGATCACGGTGAGTTCGTCTGTCATCTTTATGTTGCTGTCGATCACGGGTTTGTCGGTGGTCTTGATTGTGATCTCGTCCAGTTTTATTTTGACGCTTGTTTCTTTGCCGCAGTTGGTGCAGACCACCTGTGGCTTGACTTCTTCGCCCACCGACTTGGAGCGAATCTGCAAGAAAGCGTACTCTGCGTCCGCAGCACACAGTTTGCGGGTGTCTATGCTGCTGTTCGTGCAGGCGAGAATCACATTCCGCATGGCATCGTTGATCTGATTGATGTTTTTTGACTGCATTGCCATCAGTAGGATTTTTTCTTCCTTGACGACAAATGGTCTGAATTTTGCCAGTATGCCTGATACGGGCAGAGTCATGCTGTATTGTGGTAACGCTGCGTTTGTCAGATTCAGTTGATTCATGGCGATCCTTTTCAATATAGGGTGTAATCTATTTATCTAGGCAGTGGTAGGTTGTTTCTCAGTGCATTTGCAAGATCGGGAGCATATAGTCCGTTTACGGTTCCGTCAGATGATACATTGTAAAATTGACCGTTTCGTGCGTATGTGTTTCGGGTCAACGCTCTCTCTGGAGAGAGGGCGGGTGCTTGCAGCAATTGAGGAACAGTTTGGTTTACCTGTGGTACTGGCGGTAGCCGCACAGGCAGGTATTTTCTGAATGCTATGGTGACATCTTGTCGCATGAACTCGTTGTCTTTGTCGTATCCGATTTGGATGTCACCCATAGCCTTGGGATATGCTTCTTCTACTGCAATCTGATATGTTATCTGACTAGCCCTGTTTAGTATGTTGATCGTCAGTGGAGCAGTGTACTGATCATAGTAGTTGAACTTGTAGTCGTTTGGGCTGCATACCCCGTTCATCCACTGCTCAAAGAACTCACGCTCCTGTAGGCTCTCGGATAGAATCACTGACATCGTGAGTTCTCCGCTGTATATTGGCTCATATGGCATATTCCTAGCAGGACCGTAGAACCTGTACGGCACGGTGGAGAAGGATCGTCCAGGAATGGATATGGAATCACAGCGCACAGCAATTTGTCGTGCGGCATCCGAATTCAGTGTTCTGAAGATATTAGGATAATTGATCAGCACTTCGTAGCGGTTGGTGTACGCAAGACCGCTAGAGAATATGCTGCTGAACATCTCGGTTATGCTTGATGGAATCTGCGACATTATGTTCCCCTGCGGATTACTGCGTTTCTGCTGTCTCTGTATACGGTTACTGGTCTTGCACCAACGAATTTCTGCGTGTTTCCATTAACCATGTCTTCCCATAAGTGAAACGGAACAATCACTGGTCTTTTTTTCATCCCTTTCCACAGATATTTTCGATAGCATGGTCTGTAGTATTTGAATATTTTTCTAGCATCTAGCCGATCATAGTCAATTCTCAGCCGCGTCTTCCACTCCTCGTTTGCTTTGATTGTGGGTAGTCCGCGCATGATCGTATCAAACAGAGCATTTCTGTATTGTGGACTCAAGAAGTGCAGGTTTATACCTTCGAACCCGCCCTTATAGACATCAGTTATCATTACAAGAGGATACGAATCATAATATGTATCCTTTGCAATAAAAGATTCGCTGATTGGTTTGTACTTGAAGAACACCAATAAGCCTGGCATTAGGCGGTTCGGTATCAGCAACTGATCCTGTTTGCTCAACATTCTCAAGAATTGCACATATGTCTGGTCTGTTCCACCCAATGCGATGGTGGTTTCCTCTAGCAATTCTTCTAGTTCGATCTTGTGTTTGTCGTTGTCGTTCATGGCTTTTTGTTGAACAGATCGTCTTCGGTCAATATTTTGAATTCCCATCCCTTGGCATCAGACACCCGCTTGGCGGCTTCCCACTTGGCTTTGTTGGTTACCCATGTCTTGACTTCGGTGATGTACCCACGAGTGATCCTGCTCTTCTTCTGCGGCTCTTGGCACTGCTTTTTGGGTTTGATCTCTACAAGCCAAGTCTTGATGCCCTCTGGTGTGCGTACCTCAACCAAGAAATCCACAAAGTAGCGGTGGGGCTTGTGGTCGATGGGACTCATGTACGGAATCACCACTTCTTCGGATGCCCAACGCAGAACATTCGCGCTGCTGTCGCAGTACTTCATAAACTTGCGTTCCCACATACTTCGGTAGGTGATCTTGGTGGGATCGCCTATGTATTTGGTGGGGTTCTGTGGTTGGAAAATGCCTTTGTATGCCATACATAAATATGTAGCCAATCCCCCAAAGGAATCCTCCACATATGTTAGTACCAGACAAATATGCCCGAAGTCCCGAGGTTGCGCCACAAACAAGCAACGGAAAGCCGTTTGTTGCCAGCAATCGCACAGGACGAATTTCTAGCGAACAATTCGCGGAGCAGATTCAGGATCAGATTTCTAGAAATCTTGAGGGCTTCACCCCACTCAAGCGTGGCTCTCGCTCACGCCCATCTCTATTGAAATATCCTATTGAAATTGGTTCGGGACAGGTTCCTCATGTCATGCAGTTCAAGGTGTTCTGGCGGTGGGAACAAAAGGACATGAAAGAAACCTTGAACAACGCCAAGGTGGAGAATGAAAAGAAGATTGGTGATTTGCAGACTCTTCACAGTCTGATTGAGAATGGTGATCTCACAGAAGAAAATCTGATGCGAAGCCCGCTTTCAGATCAGGGTATTGCTGCACTAAACGAGATCGTGTACAGCAACAAGACTCTGAAGGTGGTTGATCCTAGCATGAACGATAGTCTGGCACAGATGCTGGACAACAATCCACAGCGCGCCAAGCAGATTCTTGAACAAACCATTTCGTCGTATCAGACTCGTCTATCAGACATCAATTCTGAAATATCAAACGGCACGGGCAAGGTTGGATTGGATGAACAGGAAAAACTGCAAGTACAGGGAAGATTCGGTGAGCAGATAGCAGATTCTAGTGCTGGTAGTGCTGCTGTGAGTGTTGGTTCTGTGGGTGCTGTTATTGGTGGTATTGCTGGATTTTTTCTTGGTGGACCTCCTGGCGCAGTAGTTGGAGTATTGGCGGGTGGTGGTGGCGGCGCACTCGCAGGGGTTGCGGCACAACAGGGGGCAAAGGCTTTTCAGAATCAAGCAGTGTACGATCAGATGGTGTCCATCTATCTGCCGTTCTGCACAAAAATCAATAACGAAGACACCTTTCAATATGAAGAGTCCAGTATGAATGTTGCTGGTGGTATTGGTGATTTTATGAGTAATGGTATGATTTCATCCACCGAGCAGGCTGCACAGGCAGGACTCAACAAAGGTTCGGAGATGGTTGGTACTGGACAAGCGGGTGCGGCTCTTCAAGGACGAATAATCAATCCGCGCCTTGAAAAAATGTTCAAGCAAAAGGATTTTAGAAACTTCAATTTCAGTTGGGAGTTCTATCCAAAGACCAAAACGGAAGTGGAATACATTCGAGATATTATTGAAACATTCCGCTATCATGCTCACCCTAGTCGTGAGAATGAACCTGGCTCAGACGATCCATCCAAGGTTCAGATCATGCTTCGCGTTCCTGGTGAATTTGAAATTCGCTTCCTGTCCAGCAATCCCGATCCCAACCAAGCAGGTTTCGTTGAGAACGAGTACCTGCCACAGATTGGTCGCTGTTCTCTCACCTCTATTTCTGTGGATTACACACCAAACTCCATCTACAGTTCGTTTCAAGACAATTCTCCAACGGCAATTACTTTCTCGCTTCAGTTCACTGAAATGGGACTGCTGACCCGTGAAGCAATAGATAAGGGCTACTGATGTACTTTTCTAAATTCCCACTACTACAGTATCCTGTCAAGGACGGAACCGCCTTCCGTTATGTGTATGTGCGAAATCTGCTGCGGCGGGTTGCGTTGAGCGAAGACTTGAAGAGCGGGGAGTCTGCGTTTTTGGAGTACAACATCAAGGACGGAGAACGCCCCGAACACATCGCAGAGCGCGTATACGGAGATCCTGCGTACCACTGGTTGATTCTACTAATAAACGACATTATTGATCCGTATCACGGGTGGTACAAATCGGGCTTGGCACTAGAAGACTACATTCAAAAGAAATACGGTGGCTACACTGTCTACATCAGCACCACATCCGATTCTTTCTTTTACCAGTCCGCAGTCGGCAGTGGCTCTACTTTTTCACAGGGTGGAAAGTCGGTGGCAATTGTGGACTATTCGCCTGAACTCTGCAAACTCACTGTGCTTGGAACGGATATTGCTGAAGGAGCCGCAACGATTGGAGTCTCTGGTGGAACTAGTTACTCTGTTTATGTCCACCGTGTAGACCCGTCTTTTACTGCCGTGCATCACTTTCAGATTCCTTATTCAAGTGGGCTATGCGGAGCCTCCACCGAGTTCACTGTTGACCCATTGAGTCAGCAGACAGGCAGTTACTCTGTGGTGGGTGGTGTGGTTGGTCATACGGAAAATGAGTATCCCGCAACAATCAACGATGGTAAACAGTATGCAGGATCGGGAACTGTAGACTTATGGGAAACCTATATTGGTCGTTACATGGGAATTTCTGGCGCACAGTTAAACACCTATGCGGTATCTAATTACACCTACGAGTTCACGGAAAATGATGCAAAGCGAACCATCAAGATTCTGCATCCGCGTTTCAAGAAGACTGCCCTGAACGAACTTGAATCTCTGCTGAGGGTCTAATGATGGCAGACGAATCAGGATACGGAAACAACAACATGAAGGCGGGAGACTACAAACTAGAAAAGTTTGTTCTCCATTCAATGGTCAATGGCAGCAGCATTGATCTCTCTAATCTGTATCGCTACATTGAAATTTATGAAGACCTGTTCTCTCCGTACATCACGGCTAAACTGCATATCGAAGACGCTTTCAACTTTCCCGAGCGGTTTCCCATCAGTGGACAGGAAAAGATTGAACTCACCTTCAAGTCAGACATCAATGCACTAAAGCCCGTAGAGTTGGTGTTTCGTGTCTACAAGTTGGACACCCATGAGATTTCAGACACAGGAAAAACACAGCAGTATGTGCTGCATCTGATGAGTGAGGGCGGATATTTTAACTTCTCTGAAGTGTGTGGATATTCCGTTCGTGGTACTGTATCTAAAATGGTAGAGACTATATTTGCAAAACACTTTCCTCAATCGGTATGGAAAGACAAATTGGAAATCGAGAAGACGGCGGACAACTACTCGTTTGTTCTGCCTAATTCATACACACCTTTCAAGGCTATCAACTGGTTGAGTGGCAAGGCTTTTTCCAAGACAGGAAAGGACTATACGCCTTTCATGTTCTATGAAACACTAGACGGACACAAGTTCAAGAGTCTTGGAAGGCTTATTGAAGACGGGGGTTCAAATGTCACAAAGTACATCTATACTCCTGCAAATATGGCACAACTACCAGGTGACAATGACAACATGGGATTCCAAACCGTTTTGCCGTCCCGATACCACCGAATTCAGAAACTAGAAGAGTTGGGTAGATTCGATATGGCGGCAAACATTATGAACGGCGTGGTGTCTTCTCGTCTGGTTGTGCATGACTTGGTGCGTAAGGAGCAGCGGGTATCTGAATTCTTTGAAGCAGATATATTCCAAGACATGAAGAAACTTGGAACTGAACCACATTTCCGCACATCCGATCCTGAATCGGACAGACTATACAAGAAGGGTGCTGCATATGTTTACTTGCCGTCTACCCCATATACCGCGTATACATCAGCCAACTCACTGATTGACAACACACAGGTGGAGTCTCTGTTTCTGAAGCGCAAGTACCACATGAACACTTTCCTCACACAGAAGATCGTGATTCAGATATTTGGAGACAGCAGGCGGCGTGTGGGCGATCTTGTGGATATCAGTGTTCCAAAAATACAGTCGGACTCGCATATACAGTACGACAAACAGGACGCAAACTTGAGTGGTGAGTACATGGTTACAAGCATCAAACATAGATTTGCAAAAGTATACAGTTGTAAACTTGAACTTTCACGGAACTGCATGGGGGTGTAATGAGAGGATTCTTAGGACGAGAAGGATTTGTGTGGTGGCATGGTGTTGTTGAAGAGAACGCCGATCCGCTGTTCCTTGGACGATGCCGCGTCCGCATTTTTGGTTTCCACGGAGAGGACAAGGGCGAACTCCCTACTGGTGCTTTGCCTTGGGCGTATCCCATGCAGCCACTGACTTCTGCCGCTCTTTCGGGAATTGGTGTCTCACCCACGGGTCTTCTTGTTGGTTCCCATGTGTTTGGCTTTTTCCGCGATGGTGAAGAAGCACAAGACCCCGTGATGATTGGGTCGTTTGGTGGAGTCCCCACCAAGCAGGCAGACACATCCAAAGGATTTAATGATCCAACAGGAACCTACCCTGCAAAACCTTCTGATGTCAACGCAAACCTGTTCCCGCTTGGTGTGTCTGTGATTGGTGAACAGGACACTAATCGGCTTGCACGAAACAATAACGCAGATCAGATGAAGTCTACTGTGGCTGCGTACAAGGCGGGATCATTAACCGCCAATATTCCAAGCACTCCCGACATACAAGGCGGTTCAAAGTGGAGCGAACCTGCTACTCCATATGCTGCGAAGTATCCAAAAAATCATGTGCGGTACACCGAAAGCGGTCATGTAGAGGAGTTTGACGACACGCCTGGTGCGGAGCGAATTCATCAGTTCCACAACTCAGGCACATTTACGGAAGTGGGCAATGGATGGACACAGAATCCTGACGGCACTCGGGTGCAGCGCATCATGGGCGATGACTATGAGATTGTCCACGGCAACAAGAAGGTGTACATTAAAGGCAGCGAAGGACTCAATTTGGTGTTGGATGGAGCCATCAACCTGACCATCAACGGCGGTGGAAATATTCAAATCAACGGCGACACCAATATTCTCGCAAGCAGCGATGTGAATCTTCAGATTGAGGGCAGTCTGAAGGCTTCAGGCAAGACCATTGAGTTCTAC